CCCCTAATCCATAAGGACTAAAGGGATTTTCGTATAGGAGGATATGAGGTTATGCTTGTGTGTCTGTCTTTTTGGTGAAAAAGTATGTAATTATCATCGTTGTAGCGTTACTGAACAATAAGAATACCTTTTCGTCAATTGCCTTATTGCTTATTACCGCATACACTAATGTTGCCACAAGCGCAAGTGTGACAATAGACTTTACATCAATTAATTTAGAAAATTTCTCCTTCATTTTTATTCCCCTTTCATAATGAATTTATAAAGGATTTCACACCTTTTGAATCCTGTTTCCAGTATATTTTTTTACCGTTTGTGCTGCCCTGTGTGTCAACATGGGTAAATATAGGATATATGCCTATTCCCTTGAAACCTAGTGTATCAGCTACCTTTGCTAATTCAAGTGGAGTCATGCCGGACACTTTTATATCTGCAGCCTTGCCGATCAGGTGATTGCTTGTTGCTATGCCACCACATTTTTTATTGTAGGTTACAGTCCGATATCCGGATGTAATTTTAACAGGCTTACTGAGCATATCACGCAATTGCTGGAGCTTGTCGATTAGTTCATAATCAATTGTTATTTCCTTAGATCCGTCGTTACAGGCGAATTCAGATAGGGTGAAATTCTTTGATAGTTTTAGATTTTCTGGTACGTTAAACATTTCTAGCCTCCCACTATAATAATTTGCCTTTTATATACGCTATATCTGTTTTTATAATGCTTATATCGCTTTTTATTACGTCTATTTCTTCGCGTTGTATTTTTTGCGTTTCTTCAAAGTTTTTATTTTTTTCTTCCTGCTTGCCTTGCGTATTGCCTATCCGAATAATAATAGTAATTAAGCCTATTATTAATACAATAAATTGAAGCCACTGCATCGCTGTTCCTAAATTATCTGTCACATTGTTTCCCCCTTTCCAAGAGCTCCGCGATAAGGGATAATGAGTATGCCAAGCATATGCCAAATATGCAAGGAATGGTCACTGATACGTTAAATGATGGTACTGTAGACGTAAGGAACCAGAATACTCCCCATGTCAAAAACGTGCAAACTAGCATTGATTTGGCGTGATATGTTTTGCCGAAAAAGTGTCTCCCGATAATAAACCCCAGGAACATGAACAGGCATTCCCAGGGCCTATTATTCAGGATCGCCATTACGATTATGCCTAACGCTTGCCATCCTTGCGTTAATAAGGCATACACTACAAATATTACCGTTTGAAGTGTTTTTTTTAACCCTTGAAGAAGCCGCATATGGCATCACCGACTTTCTTCAAACCATCCCAGAAAGATTTCTTACTTTTTTCTCCTAGAAACCACCATCCCATATTTACCACCCCACTTTCTGTTTGTGACATAAAGTAAGGCTAAAACTATGATTTGATCTATGCTCATGATTGCAAATTGCAATTCGTTTGGGAATACTGCAGCTATTGTTTTTGTATCTAACCTGAGCCATATAACAATCAATTGCAAAATTATGATAACTGTATTGTTCAAAACAAATCTTACTACCGTTGAAAACTTTGGCATAAGTGATAAGCATGTCGCAAACAGAATAACACCGCTGATTGGCATATAAACGTTTTGCGGTATAAAATAAAGTACAATGGCCAATGGAAAGAATGGCAGCATCTTAAAAAATAATCTCTTAGGATCATATTTTGTTACGCTACCAACTATCAGATAGTAAATTGCCAACAGGATTATAAATTTAATCGTAATACCCACCACCGGATATTTAAAGTTTGCATCCGTAACGGCAAAATCAAACAGGCCAAATATTTTCAAGATGGTTGAAATGATGATGCTATTTACGGAAAAGATAAAAAACAATAAAATCAACTTGTTTTTGTTTTGCATATTGCGCCTCCCGTATATTTATTGTAAAATAGAAAGACCTTCCTCTACTGGCTCCCGAAGCTATAAGGAAGGTATAATAAAAGGGCGTTGGAGTTGTTATCTCCTTCGCCCTTCTGCATTATTAAAATTTAAAAACCTTTTTCTAGTTCTTTAATTATCTGTTCTTTACCTGGAAACATCAAATACAATTTTTTCATGTGTCCTCTTTCCCTACAAAGCTTAAGTCCTTTGTCTAATTGCCCAAGCAAGTTATTCCTTTCCGAAATGCTTGTAGCTTCATTCATGCCCATAAGCTGGTTAATCCAGCGCGCCGTATAACTTAACAGTTGATGCTCATTTACATCAATCAATGATGCTGTCATTAATGGTTTTAAACTTTCCTTTATCTCATGCCATTCTCTGATCTCTCTTATTCTGTCCTTTGCTGTCCGCTCCTGATTGATTCCAATAAACTGTTTTTTCTCAATTTCTATTTGCAAAAGTTCTTTTTCAAGTTCATCAGATTCGTTATAAATCTTTCGTTCAAGTATCTTTATTTCAACTTGATTCTTCCGGTATTCATAGCTTAGCATGACAAGTTCTTGAAACATGACGTTTTGTTCTCTCATAGATTGCCAATATTTGCTATCCGGCGTAGGATGCTTTAAATCGTTAAGAATACTTGCTTCCATTTCCGTTCTTGTGCGGAACATCTGGACGTTCAAAAAAGTATCCTGCAATTCACCACTTAGTGCTGATAATTGCCTCAAATCCTCTTGCCTAAGAATTTTCGATGATTCAATTATGGATAAGGATTGTATATTAAAATTCATATTACCTCCATTAAGCTGCTTTATTATACTCTTCCGTAATGTTTGTAGTGAACACGATTAAACCACCAAAACTCAAGCCAGAACTTTGCGTTCCGCAGCCAGCTAAAAATCTTTTCTCAGTATTAAGATTACCACCAGCGCTCCAACTTGCGCCATCATATTCCTCAGTTACACTAGAATTTGTAGGTGCAGAACCACCAAAACTCAAGCCAGAACTTTGCGTTCCGCAGCCAGCCACATCTGTTTTGCTGACATTTAAACTTCCACTGTTACTCCAAACACTACCGTCATATTCCTCTGTGTTAACGTAAGGACTACTCGCGCTTGTTCCGCCAAAGCTAAGTCCTGCCGTTTGCGTTCCACAACCAGCAAGGCTACCTCTTGCAGTATTAAGATTTCCGCCTGCACTCCATGTAGCCCCATCGTATTCTTCGGTTACATTAGAATAATCAACTATATATCCTCCAAAGCTAAGCCCTGCTGTTTGCGTGCCAGCTCCCGCCAGATAGTATCTTGCAGTATTAAGATTTCCGCCTGCACTCCATGTGGATCCATCGTATTCTTCGGTTATCGCACTGGTAGAGTCAGTATCGCCACCAAAGCTAAGCCCTGCGTTCTGAGTGCCACAACCAGCAAGGCTACTTCTTGCAGTATTAAGATTTCCGCCTACGCTCCAAGAGCCATACATTACCATTCCATCAATATAAAAATTAGGTAGTTTATGCCTATCCAAAAACTTAAAGCGCAAAGAAAAAGCGTCAAGACTAAAAACATTAATTTTGCCGCCAAATTGCATTACATCACCTTCTTAAAAACTTATTTTAATACCTTTGGTTTATACTTAAAAATCTCTTCAACAGATAATGCCAGACTTGCTTTACCGCCAACTCCATAAGTTAATAAACCTAAAAATTCCCCGTCCATGTTAAATATGCCACCGCCTGAGTTTCCGGGATATGTAACCACGGTTGACCTTATATAATTAACCCCATTTTTATCAAAAAATCCGCTCACGTATCCTTCGGAAAACATATTGAATTCCTGTCCCATATTACCAACATAAACAACTCTTTCGGCAGGTTTTAAGGTTTTTGTACTACCTATCTTTACAGGTTTTTGAGTATTATAACTGAACTTAATAAATGCCAGATCAACATTGTCGACTTCGGTTATACGTTTACTGTTAGTAGTTGCGCCCATAATATTTAAATCCAAGTTTTTGAGTTTTTGGGTAACATGTTTGCAAGTAACTACAATCCCAGGTAATAAAACCACGCCAGATCCTATATATGTGTCATTAAAATAAATCCGAGCGATAGATTTTACACTTTTTGATACATCCTGCATTTTTGAATATCTTACCTTAGTTTTTATGTTCACGCTTTCGCCTGAAACATTTACTTTGGTAATATCCTCTACGGCGTCAAGAGGCACATACCGTTCCCCATTTATTTCAAAAATAGAATATCCCGTTGCAATTCCATCAATACTTATCGGAACCCCTACTTTGGGTTGAGTTGATAAACTAGACGTAAACATAGTTGACGCTAAAGATACCACAAGTAACGATAAACTAACAATAAAAAACTTTTTCACAAATATCACCCTACACATTATACCATTTGTTTAATAATAAAGTCTTATCATGTTGAAATTTCTATTCCACTTATGTAATAACTTACTGACGTTCCCGAACTTGCATATCCTTCTACCAAATATCCACTTGATAAAATTGAGCTCATTTTAATTACAAGAGCATCATTTAATGGGATAGACTTATTTGGTATTACGGTAATTGCGTTAAATGTAACAATTGCACTTAACGCAGATACAGAACTCAAATTTGCAAGCACAACTTCCTTTATTATTGTTTTTACACCATTTGATGCTGTTGCCAATGTTGCGCTGCTAGTTGTAAGTGTGCCAGAACCTAAGACTTTTAATGCACTTCCCATGTTTACACCTCCAATAAAGCTAAAATTTCTAACGTATTATTAAACGCAATGTCGCTGCCTGCTGAAACTACTTGCGGTATGCTTCCAGCGCTTCCAGCTGCAACCCGTTTTATTGCGTTTGTACCTGTAGCGACAAATATATCTCCTCCTGCTGACGCTTTTGCTGGCGCGGTTTCTAGCATGTTGTCACGGACATTACTATTCAAATAGGCTGCTGTAACTATTTCACCTGTTGTCCAAGTTCTAGGAGCACTCCAAGACATTTACATCGCCTCATTTCTAAGCATTTCCACAGTTTCTCCGGGAAGCCAGTTTTGATTTTGTTCTTCCCGTGGGCTCAACACGGTTTCTATTTCATCCAGATTTTCTGGCACTATAATTGATATCCATTTTCCATTAGCCTTTTTATTGTAGCAGGATAGACAAAAGAATCGCCTATCCTGCTTATCAACTAATTCGGCGCCTGTACAAAACGGACATTTTGCAATGAGCCTGCCATAATTAATCTCCGCATTTGCTGTTATTGTATTGTCTATATTTGTAGGAAATGGCTTGTTGCATTTTTTTAAAATATTTCTAGTAAAATTTTCTATTCCATTTTGCGATCTTATCAATATTATCACTCCTTTTAGTATGCGAGCCGCGTATTTGTACCTAAAATCGATGTTCCTAGAATCCAGTAGCTACCATCGCCTAAAGCATCCGACAATTCAAACATTACTTCATGAAATTTTCCTGAGTTTGAGATCCGATGTGATATCGCTTCGATGAAAAATTCATCATCAATTCCAAGTTCGGTTTTTGCGCCCGTAGCTGTAACTGTAATCCTGTCTGATATGTTACGGGTTAAAGCTTCAATCATCAAACTAGAATTTTTATTTGCAAAAAATGATATCCCTACAACCGGCACCGGGTCTTTATAGCGTCCGATTATGTATCCAGCATAATCCTGTGCTGTAGTTGTTGTTTGTAACCATTTTGCAGGTAACAAATATGATTTGGTGCCATATAAAGCCTGCGACGCTGAATCTGAACTTGATATGCTTGTCGATGATAATTTTATCACTTTAATGCCTTGGGCTTGCAGCAATGTCAATGTCGCTGAGTCCGTGACATTATTGTTAATAATAGTGATTTTCATAGACTTTGCAAATTTTGAAACTGTTACACCTATATCGCTATTAGATACACCTGTTTGGGTTATATCCGTTCCGACCACTGGTGTGTCCCAAGTATCAACATAAGCCCCTGTGGATGGATCATGTTCAAAGTTTGGATACTCAGCCCAATAAATTAAAGATTGCCCCGGAGCCAATACTGGGGTTTCTTGCAATGTCCATAAAACTGCCGATGATCCAGCCGTACTATATGATTCTACCGTCGCTATAATGTCATTGTAAATTTCACGAATAGGGTCTTGCTGAGTGATAGAATTGTATCCTATCAACTCTGCGGTAGCATCCGTAAAAGTTTGCTGGCTGACTAGATAATCGTCTTTAAGTCTGTGGTGACGATCTTCATAGACAATTTTACCATCTGCACTTTCTGTTAAAAATCCTAATTCGGTTTCTTCTATTTGCCGCATTGCCTCAAACACTTCTATTTTATCAATATACCATTGGTCAATAGAAGTTTTACCATCGTCAATAGTTCTATCGCTTGCAGACCATCCTGCCTCATCCAATATTGCATCAATTATAGTTCCAGTTAATTGCCCGCTTTGTTTTGGAGGCGTTATACTTTTTTTAAATCTGCTTAACGGCCCGCTTGCTTCCAAGCTCACAACTGGGCTCCCATCCAAGCTTCCAGCCGGCACAATTGTTGAAAGATATCCTGTCCAAATAATGCAAGCTTCAGTTCTAAGCCTTACTTTTTTCCCGGGCAGAATATATCCATATATAGGCGAGCTCGAATTAAAAGAACTATATTTTCCATTAATGTTTTTTAATGTAGCCGTTAATCTTCCAGATGATGATTTTCCTGTCAATTGGCTTGCATAATCTCTCCCACGGCGGCATTCTATAGATATCAAATCCGAGGTACAGTTATCGTCTGCTCCTGTAAAAGTATTTGTACCATCCCATGATATTTCAAAATAGTAAATATAATGTTCTGTTCCACTATTATAATTTATATTACTATTATATAAAAATCCTGAGTTATAATTAGCCATAAATACCTCCTTGCGAGATATGTTTTAGTTCACATAATTATCCTTATGCGTCCTATTCAGTAGGTTCTGTTACTGTTGGAGCACTGCCCCAAACTGCCATAATTGCAGATTTATAAGGCTCTTCCACCTCAGCCTGTACCTGTGCCCTGCCTTGCGCGCTGTTTATATAAGCTTTTCTCCAAGGTTCTCCAATAGCATATTCTTTGTCTTCCACTATCGCAAACTGTTGTTTTTTAAGGTTAACACTATCCTGTGTTAGGTTATCTAACATAATTTTTTCAAGCATTTTAATTCCTCCCTTTATGCTGTAATATAAGATATTTGTCCATCAATGCGGCTGTTGTTTGCAAAATTTGCTGCTGTTAAATTAGGCGGTGCGTTATTATCTCCGCCCGCGAGCAATGCAAATCTTGCACTTGTAGGCGATATATTTGCCATAATAATATTGCAACCCACAGGTATATCTATATAAGTTTGCACTCCTATAATCAGCGACCCTTTATTATAGCCTGCATTTAAAGGCGTAAATGGCAGCCCACCTATAACTACGGAGCCAGCCATTGCAGCATCTTTGTTTGACAACTCTACCTTAAAAAAGCATGTTACCATTTTCCCTATTTTGTAGTAATATCCCGTCTGGGCAATATAAGTGTTTGCTCCTGCTGTAGTTAAACCTTCAAGTTTAGGAGTCCATGTTCCGCTTTCGATTCTCAGCCCATGCGCTCCGTCTGCATCTGTCACATTGTCTGCCAAATGCGTATCAACAGTAGCGGCAATATCGCTCATGCATGCTCCGTTTATATATGTCACATCAGCTGTGAATACATCGGTCGATAAAGCTGAAGGGTTGGCAATAATTGCACCACCACCATAATCAATAGTAAACCCACTTGCAATGACAATCCCATTTTTATAAATAACAGGAGCCGGAGAAGCGACCCAATTTCTTTTCCCCGACGCTGCTTGATAAATTCTATATCTGTCTAAAGATGATATATAAACTTCGCTTAAAGCAATGCCTGTTTCAGTAGCAGTTGACATGCCTATTGCCGTTTCAACTTTGCCAACAGCTTCTTGTAATCCGGAAATTTGTGTTGACCTCATTTCAGATGTCTGAGGGTCTTGCCAATTTGTTGCTGACATAATACGCCCTTCTTTCTTTATGCATTTTGGAATATTCCTCTGAATGCTCCTTCAGAGCCTGCATCTCTCACAATTTGTTTTACGCGTTGTTCAAAATCAAGTACACCGTAAACAGGGCCTTGAAATACCACTGTTACCCCTCCACTTACGCCGGATTTATTTTGGGATGCCGGTACAATACGCTCGCCTTTGTGAACCATAGCTAAAGTATCTTGCGGAACAAAATCAGTTCCAACGTCATATGACGGAACACTTGCACCATTTACTGTATTTGTCATACTCCCAACGCTTGAACCAATATTTTGCATTGTTCTATTAAGATCATTGCTTTTACCAATTATAACAGCTATTATTGTGGCTAAGGCTATTAAAGCTGCAACAACACCAACAACGATAGCAGTTGTCTTTAAAGTTGCCATATTAAAGGTACCAATAAAATTTGTTACACCACCGATTGCTTTAGACACATTTCCAACAATGGCTACTACTGGCCCGATTGCCGCAACCATCATAGCAATTACTGTGACAGTTTTTAAAACAGTAGGATTCATGTTTGAAAACAAATTTATAATTGGGCTTACAACTTTCATAACAGCTTCAAGTATTGGCAGTAAGTTTTCACCAAATTTTATTGCAAGTTCTGTAACTGATTCCTTTAACCTTCTTAATTGATTAGTTGGCGATTCTGCTGTTCTTGCAAGATCACCCTGCGCGGTTGCCGTTGATTCCATAATCAATCCATATCTAGCCATTACTTTTTGAGTTTCCGTTAATTCTTTACCCGTTTGCGCTATATGGTTTCGATATGCATATTGCTTTACACTAGCTTCTGAAATTACTATTCCAAGTCGTTTTAATGGTTCTATTTCACCGGTTATCCCAGATTGAAGTTTTTGGAATGCATCTTCAACATCAAGATTGTAAAATGATGCCATATCATAAGCTAATTCAGTAAGACCTTCAGACATTTTTAAAGCATTATCGCTTCCAATTTTCATTGAGTCAAACATAGTATTAAATGTTGCTACATTTTTTCTAATGGCATATTCATTTAGCCCTAAAGCATCGCTTATTTGGTTTGACCATTCCCTGGCGGCAGCCGCATTAGCACCCATTGATACTTCAAATAAATTTTCGCTTTCAACTGCATCCATAGCCATTTTAGTTGCTGCAACGCCTGCGGCAACTAAAGGTGCAGTAACATACATGGACATTGACTTACCAAATGATGCCATTTTGTCACCTATAGACTTCATTTTGTCTCCGGCAGCAACTAAATTGTTTTGAAAATTCTTTAATGGCGTAAGCCCTCCGCCAATTTCTTTGTTTAATTTTGCCTGTTGTGTTTCGAGATCAAGAAGCTTATTTTGATAAGTCATCGCAGCTTTTGAAGTTTCACCTTGTGCTGCTGTTACTTCTTGTAATTTTTGTTTTGTGAGTTCGATTTCTGCGGATAATATTTTTTGTGTATCTGCGTTTGTTTTGGCTTGTTGAGATAAAGTTTTTAAGCTATTATCAGTTGCATTATTTTGAACTTTCCATAATTCCATTTCTTTGTTTATTGTTGCAGTGGCTTGTTTTGCCAGATCAATCCCTTGCTTATAACTTGATGCATCAAGGACTAATCTAGTCAACATTGTTTTGTCTGCCATTTATATCACCCCTTAAAGGCGTTTTCAATACCATTCGATATTATTTGCTCTATTTTTTGGTATGCTTCTTCTTTACTCTCATCAAACGCCGGACGCATCCATGGACGTGCGGGTTCGTGCGAACTGCCGTACTCCGAAAACTTACCGTAAAAGGATTTTGTTATATCCCCTTTTGCCGGGCCTACAACCTGAGAATACGTTCCACTTTTTGATTTTCGTACCTTACCCATTTTGATATTTTTTTGCAGATCTCCCGAACGCCTATGTAATACTGAATAGACCTTTCGTTTCATAGCAGCTAAGACGATTCCAGCCCCTAAATCAAGTGATTCTTTAAATATCGCTTCACCCTTTTTATCCATGTTGTCCAATGTATCAATCATCTTTTGGAAGTCTTTTGTATCAAGTTCAATCACATTATCACCACCTAAAAAGGAGGGCTTACATACCCTCCTTCTGTTTCTGCCATTCAGCCTCTTCGCTTCTCAACGCAAAGTAGGCATGCCATTCTGTCAATTCTTCCGATGATATCCTGTCCAGCAATTCTTCCACGGTCATATGAAGTTCCAAAGCTAAACCGAAATAGAATTTTCTTTCTGGACAGGATTCAAGTTTTTTGCTGCATCTTCAAGCGATCTTTTAGCAAGACCATTTAAAATAAGAGATTCCTGGTAAATTTTCTGTATAACATCACCATCTTTTGATGCAAGAATATCAATGTCTTCTTGCTTTGTTGTAAAAAGAGCTACTCCGTTTTCATCACATAGGGATAACGCCACAACAAGTGTCATATTTTCAAAAAGAGTATCCCAGTTTAATTCAGCGGCTTCATTGCTGCCTTTAATTGATTTTTGAAAAAACATTGACCGGTCTTTGCCTGACCATTTTCTTATATAGACATCACCGCCCCATTCGGGTACATTTATCGTTGCGGTTTTTCTGTCATTAACGTTTTTGATTGCATTTCGATCTAGCATTTTATTCCTCCTAAGCTACAGTTGTTGATGTTACTCCACCGGACACAATTAGCGCTGCTGAATATGTCCATACGCCGCTTACGCTTTGTTTTGTTTCATAAGACGTTACAAAACATTCGCCTTTTTTTTCAATTGAACCGCTAACAGATGTTGAATAAGGATAATACTCAAAACTTTTTGTAGCGGTACTGCCTACAATAAACGCCAGCACATCATCAATGGCCGATGATAATGTTCCTGATATACTAGCATTAGCACCTTTCAAACCCATTACAAATTGTTTCGCAGTATCTGTAAACCCGGTTACCTCCACCGTGTCTGCATTTACTGGAAGTGAAACATCGGTCATTCCAGTTGAAATATCCGTCAATGTCCCTGATGCATTGTCAATAAAAAATTTTCCTGCTTTGCCATGATAAAAACTCATACAAGTACCTCCTTTTAAGTCTGTGAAGACCTGTTTAGTGCTACACCAAAAGTGCAGTCTGCCGTTAAAGTACACGATGCTTTAATGTACCTTCTTATTTCGCCTGTTATTGCCACTCTTTGTGCCGATGCTCCTGCTGGTGCCGTGTCAAACGTAACCACCGTTTCCCAGCTTGACCCATCGGAAGAATGGTCAATTACTATTGCTGCATCCGATGTTGCTGTCGCTGTTACTTGTAGATACCCTGCACCGCCATTGGTTGATTTGCTTGAATTGTCAAACGCCGCACCGCTACTGGATGCTGTTGCTGTTGCCACCGCCCTAATACACAATACAGACTCACAACCTATATTGGATTGACAGGTCGTTGCGATTCTTACTGCACCGCTTACTGACCCTTTAATTGTAAATTCAGTCCCATAACCCTTGAACGCCTTTCCTGGCTTTCCTGAAGACTCCCCGGTCGGGTACCATGTCCAAATATTTTCATTCGTAGACAAAGCATCCTGCAAATATTGGTCTGCTACCGCCGTACTTCCTGCGCCAAAACCCTCGCCGGTTAAAGTTGCGCTTTTCAAACCCATTACAAATTGTTTCGCAGTATCTGCAAATGTTGTGACTTCAACTGTATCCGCGTTAACAGGCACGTTTATTGTGTCGAGATAAGATGACATTGAGTAGCCGTTAATGTAAATCTTTGCATTTCTGCCATGATAAAAGCTCATATTCTCGCCTGCCTTTCTGGCATAAAAAAAGACCATTACGGTCTAGTGAACATTTAATCGCCAAAATCTATACTTGCTTCGTTTTACTTTTATTCCTCCTTTTTGATATTTTAAATAAAGAGATTTATTTATCTGTTTCATTTATGCCTCCGTATGCCAAAAAATAAAGTCTGCTGTCTTTCCGTATCTCCCGGTTTCATCCTCATACGCATCGTTTTCATCGTCCAAAATAACCGCACTAACTGGCACACTACCGCCCATAATACCGTTAAGATAGTTTTGTAATGATGCACGAAGCTGTTCAAACACCGCCGATGCGCCTGTATAGTTCAATGCCCAAGAAGTCAATTGCATTCGTGTAGTGGCGCCGATGTCTGCCGTAAATCCATGCATTCGTGGAGAACTTATTTTTTGCATTACGATAGCTGGTAAAACCGGATTTTGTGGAAGTTTTAGCAAGTGGATTCTATTAGAAATTAAAGCAGTTAATCCGGGTTGGGTGAGTAAATATGCAATCAACGCTTCTTCTATTACCATTAAATCACTTCCTTTGCCGGAATTAAAAGCTCTGCATCATCTTCCTGCCAGTTTAATACAGCGAGAAATTCTAAGTATTTATTTTTGTATTTCATACGCATTGTGTCTTTTATATCTGAACGATACCTCGCACTAATTTTATAATTTGCCTCGCTTACTCTTTCTTGCTGCAACCATTTTTCATTACCGGAAACAGGCTCTATGCTGCACCATATTGTGACTAAATCCGTCCATGTTTCGATATCTTCATTAAAACTATTTTTAGATTTTGCAGGATATTGAATCGTTCCTCGCTTGTTAAGTTTGCCAGCTCTCATTTTATCACATCCAGACTCGATATTGTTTTAACAGTCTCTTAGCGGCCAAGGGAATTTCTTTCAACTCGCCAAACTTTGTGTTCCTGCTGTTTTCTCTGTTTTCGTACAAATCTCCGATTATCAATAACATTGCTTGCTTAATTTGTTTTGGCACTGCTGTTGACGTCCCATAGCCTGCCACATACTCTATGCTAATCGGGTTTGATGGTGACAATGTTGCGGATGGCCACGACTTTCCATAGCCCAAAACAACTCTGCCGGGCTCTGATTTAATATCTACAATGTAATCTGACGTACTCATGGCATTGCTAGACTCGTCGCTATCCATGTAAGTAACAGCTGTCACGGACTGCAAAGGCGCAGCATAAGGCAATTTAATATTATCGTTGCCATAAGAGTTCATTATCAAAGCTAATTCAACATTTTTTTGCCACCTATTACCCTCACCAAAATTATCAAGGTAATAATTCCACGTCTGAGTTATCAGTCTGCGCCCGATGTAGTCCTCTACAAGCGTCCGTGCTGCTGTTATAAGGCTTTCAATATAAGTATCTTCCGGTGAATAGGCTGCATGCTTTAAGACGTTTACGCCATATATAGCTGCTGCACCTGTGACTGTTGCATTCGCCCTGACATATTGTTTTGAGCCTGTGTATTCTTTTTCCACTACTGAGTTTTGATTTGCGGTTGAAAGCTGAGTAAACGTCGAACCCACAACATCAGCATAGGTAACATTATCATCCGATTCTTCAAGATGTATATCTACCGTCCCACCTGCCATTACTGCACCAGCTATAGCATTTACCATGGCTCTGTAACCCATCACGTCCACGCCAGAACCTGTTGAATCTCCAGTAGAATAAGAGGCAATATTGATTGTTGGCGTTTCTGTAATAGTTTCTGATAACGTCCCGGCGTCAATGTGAAGATGTTCCTTTACATTGTCTGCCGATAAGGGTTCTTCTGTAGGTTCGGTCTTAATTTTTAGCGCATATCTGCATGGGAACATAGTATCACCTCAATTTTTTGCCTTTTGGTTTTTGCAACATGGCGTTTTCTACCGGCTGTATCATTGCTGTTTCAGTTTCGTCCGGAATTATTTTAATTAAATCTGCGCTTTTTGCCTTTATTAAGTGCTTGCCCATATCGTCATCTACATCGATTATATCTCCGGTCATAGCCCTTATGTTTGGACCCATCATTATAGTTTTCATTTTTATTTTGTACATTTTATCCACCTACCAAAACATGAAATGTGCCAGAACCGATATTATCACCGGTACTTGAAGAAGTTGTTATCTCAAATTTTATACGTTCTGTTGCTAACCCAACCTTATCTTTTATTCTGCGCGTTTCTTCCGTGGAAGTTGAATCGTATATGTTAAAATCACCGGATGAATTGCAAACATCCACTCTCGGATAGTATGTCTTGCTTTCACCGGTACCAATAAAATCAGGAATAACTCCAATAACTGGAAACCCTGTTACTTCTCCAGCTGCTTTTAAGTGGCACGTGGTTGAAAGTCCTCCCGAGGTGCTATGAATGTATCGTACTGAATGAACAAAACCATTTACAGGATCGTTAGTATATGCTGTTGCTGTGCCTGCCGTTGATGTATCCATGGTTAAAGTCACAACATGCCTCGTTAAATATGCCATAAAATCACCTTCCTTTATAAAAAATATCATTGCTTTCAAAGTAAGAGGGGGCAAAAGCCCCCTTATGATATTGTTACGCCTGTTGTTTTGGATACAACCGCCCATTGTGTAGAGCCTTGCGCAATCAAAGTAACCGAAGCGCCACCATAAGCCGGTATTGTCATTATCGTATAAATTAATGACGTACTATTGCTTATTTGGCATCCGCTCGAAGTAATTTCTATTGCACCTGTAGTAGCGTTTGCAAGCGCTACAATTGTTTTTGTAACGTTTGCTGTCCCTGCGGGAAGATAATATTTCACGTCACTGGTAGCTGCACCCGATACATAGCTAACGCCATAATTTGTTAAAACCGTGGCTGCTGTGGATACATTAGCATATTGCTGTACTATTTTGCCATCTGTTGAAATGTAATCTATTGCATTAATTGACATTGCCGCACCTGCATCAATTTGCAATGTTCCGCCTGATTCTATGTTGAAAACTCCACCATCTTCAACAACTCCCGTACATCCCGTAGGTATTACAAACATTTGTGCGCCCATTCTTTTATGGACGACGTTTTGATAACTTTCATCTGCTGCCATTTTTCATCATCCTTTCTCAAACGGTGTCTATTGCACCTATGAATGAGTTAAGGGGACTTAACGTCCCCCATTATTAAACTGTACCGCTCGAACCTATATTAAGTTCATTGGTGGTAATGTCTGTAGTTTGAGTTGTTGGCAATATTCTCGCGCCATATTTTATTGCAAGAACACTGTACGCAGATTCAGTGGCTGCAACAACAACCGGCCTTACATACCTATAAGGCGGTTTGCAAAAGTCACTCACTATAGCAGATCTTCCGGTTGAAGTTGATATAAGAGAAGTACCTTCCATGTCTACCATGTCGCTCATGCCACTAGATGAGCCGCTTTCAATATGCATCGTTATAGATGTGCTTCCCGATGTACCTATCTGCAAAACAAACGACACACCTTCAAATCCATTCATATCTACTGCTACAGATGTACTGGATGTTTCTGTATTGTAGAGAATAGGCATTTGCATACTTACATTTTTTACAAGATTCATATTATTCACTCCTTTCTTAACCTAATGTCACACGTCTAAAAGCCTCGCCTAAGACGGGTTGACCATCGCATTCAAGTCTGCCGATAAATCCAACCTGCGCAGTTGCGGCATAAAGTTCGTCAAGCCTTTGGATTGCCATATCAAGTGCGTCCGCTATCCAATATTTGGAAAAATCACCAATTATGCCAACATATGCGCCGGTTGAAAATGTATTAGGCGCATACTCAGACATAACATAAGGCACTTCAAGGATTCTATCGGGCAATCCCGCTGTAACTCCGGGCTGCCATATATAATCTCCCTCGCCTGTCTTAAGCTTGCGGATCTGTTTCAATGCATCCCTGTGGAACAGCCATTTTGCCCTGCCCCAATACTGGCCTTTTAAAGCATACTTTGCTTCAATAAGTCCATCAGTCTGAATTGAGCTGGAAGTATTGCCAGTTGAAATGTCATAAGTTGTCGAAATTCCGTTATCCGAAGCAGTAAACACACCAAGAGGCTGATTTACGCCAGTTCCATTTAGGAAGCAATTTTCCTCGGTGACTGAAAACTTATAACTCAATCTTTCTCTCACGAGAGATTCAGCGCCCATAGTTGCAGCTCTTAAAAGCTTCTGAGAAACTTTAATAAGCTTAGCAAGCGGATGGGGATGGAGTTCTCTTTTACCAAAGCTCATTGTTGAGTCTTCGTTGCCGGTTCCAATTTCAATTGTCCATGCAGGATCTGCGGGATCATTGTCAAGCGAAGGCGCACCAAGCGAAGCTGCGTTCGGCACGCTGTAGACCGTTGCCAAGCCTCTTATAAACACCTGGTTATCAACAGCTTTGATAAGTTCGTTAATAAACTGTTCAGGTGTCGTGATAAATCCGCCATAGATATCCTGGTCCATCTGCAATGCACGGTATTCGTCCTGGTTTAGCCCTTTTAGGCCGCCGCTCAAGAACCCGGTAAATGCTTTTCTGTATTCCTCACTAGCACGAGGGTTCTTTCTTTCTGCTGTTTTGCCAGGTACGTCACCGGGGATCTGTTCTTTTGCTTTTGGCGGGTCTTGCGGCATTCTCATTTCTGCTTCGGCTTTCTGGAGTCTTTCCTCTTTTTCAATTTCTGCTGTTCTTTTGTCCACGTCAGCCATTAAAGCTTCATATTTTGTGGTTTCTTCGCCTGACATGTCTCTTTTGTCTTTTTCTGCTGCGTCAAGAATTTCCCTTGCCTGTGTGACAAGCGCAAATCTGTCGCGCTTAATTTTATTAATGTCCATTCTTATCATCCTTTCTTTACATAAAAATACCGCCCTTTGGCGGTTCAGAAGCCTTTTTCAATTAGTTCCAATCGCTTGCGTAGAATAGTCAAACGTCCCGTTTGCTTTTCTTCGCCTTTTCCGCCTTTCGTCCCGTCCGGTGGTGCAGGAATATAATTCTTTAATGCTTCTATACTGGCATTTATTAAATCAAGGTCTTTCCTTTGCATTGGAAGCCCTTGCTTAGCCCTATACATCATGTCCGACAATGATTCGTAGTCAATTCCGGATTGTGAAAATATATCTCTGACTTTCGCGTCGCTGGTTGGATATGCGGGAAAGGTCACAACGGAAACATCGAAAAGCGGATCTACTTCTTTTATGGTTCTGACTGGTATTTCGCCTTTCTTTTCTTCCCACTCTTCATCAGTTACCATGAAAGCGAATGACATTTGATTAAGGTCGCCGCGTTCCATGGGTATTAGAATCATATCTCTGACTAATTGCGTGTCAGGTGGTGAAATTTCAACAGCAAGCCCTTTTTCGTCTTCCTCCATTTTTAAAGTTCCGCTTTTGTTGCGTCCCAATATAAAATTTGAGTCATGGTTAAACAAAGCACGAGTATCTGAGGTTTTGAGAGTCTTCTTGAATGCGCCGGGCGCTACCTGTTCGCGGTACCACCATATGTCAGTAAGAGTATTAAACACCGCTGCATGGCCTGTAATTATAGGCGTATCTGATTCTCCGCGTTTTTCAATTTTTATTTCCGATAAATTAAAGATTCTTTTTTCCATTTGTTTCATATGCTCATCTCCTTCCATAAAAGGTCAATCTGTTCAATTTGCAGTTCTTGACCTTCTAAAACATTGTTTAAAGCTCTTTCACAATGGCTTTTTGAGAAATTTTCACAGATTTCATGCGCTTTTTGATCCGTAATAGTGCTGTTTTCAGCTTCAAAATAGCTTAAAATCACGGGCAAAAGGTTCTTTTCCATGTATTCTGGAGGTTTCTTGTAATACTCATTTGCCCAATTTATGAAGTTTTCTCGTTTAATTTCACGCTGAATGTCTGCGTTTTCACGTTTAAAAATACGGTTTAAAGCATCAAAAAACAGCCTTTCGTATGCTTTCTTTAGGATGTTTTGCTGATTTTTTGCTTCACTATCCGATTTTTTAGTATCTCCGGGTAGTTTTTGATTTGCTGGAAGTAATTCGCCTACTTTATCAAGTGTTGTCATGTTTCCTTCCACGATATATTTTTCTCCAAGGTCACCAGGTAATGGGTTTCTGTTCTCAATTTCTGCCCAGTCATTAGCGTTAATAATTCCATTTCGTCTTTGTATTTGCAAGGCTTCCGAACGGCTTTTTGAATCGCCTCTAAGCAATCCGTCAACAAGAAATTCAGCAAAATATGTTTCTTGGTCTTCTTCCGGTATCAAAAATTGATTATAATAAGATTCCCATCGTACCAGCCACGGCCTGAGAGTATAAACGACAAATTCAATCGCCTGTTCTTCAATATTATTGTTTGTGGACTTTGTTAAATCCCCAATTAAATGGGGCTGCACACCAAAAAACCTTGCTATTTCTGTTACCTGGAACTGCCTTGTCTCAAGAAACTGACTGTCTTCTGGAGGAATGCCTATGTTTTTAATGTCCATGCCCTCTTCAAGCAGCATTAATCTATGGCTTTTGCCAAGTCCTCCATATGCGTCTATAAGATATCCACGAAGGTCTTCCACACTTTTTTGATCTTCAAGAGCAGGCGCCTCTAACGGACGTGTTACTACTGCTCCTGGGTGAGTGCCGCTACCAAAATACCTAGCCCCAAACTCTTCTGTAGCCAAGCTCAGTCCAATCGCTTCACGCGCTAGTGTAATAGGTGAATACCCTTTAATCCCGTCAAATCCAAGCCCAGGGATGTGCAAAACCTTGTTTTTGGGAAGTTTATATTCAACTCCGTTTATGCGGGTTATGTAATAAAGCTCTTTTGTGACTTTATCTCGCTCTGGTCTGGTTTGATCTGGCCTTAATGGCCATAATGCAACTGGGTAGCCTGTGTTTCCGTATTCTATTTCGCTATAGCAATTGCCCCAACCCAAAATGTGGCCCATCATTGTCTCTCTCCATATAAAAGACGGCATTATAGGATTGGCTTGGTCGTGTATTAATTTGTATAATGGATACTTATAGGCTTTTTCCTTTCCTCTTGGTTTCATTCTTTTATATACAGGGCATGGAAGCGACGCGTGTGTATTACTTAAAAGCCTTATACATGCAAATACGGCGGTCGAAGATAACGCAGACGTTTCATTTACTGTAACTCCGCTGTTGCTTTCTCTGCCACCGAAAAAGTTTTGCAGCCATTTTTCAGGATTTGCAACGCCCGAACGTTTTTCAAGCATTCTTATTAGTAGTCCCATGTTGTCTCACCCCCTTTGGCCAGCCTATGTAAATAAATGCAATCCCAAGTGTAATAAACATAGCTGGCGTATAAATCATGTAAATGCCTATTGAGAGCAGAATAAGTCCTGCAAATATGCTAATGTCAGGCAACCAATCGTTAAATTTCATTTAATCACCAACTTTCGCGCACAAAAAAAGACCAGCTAATACCTGAATTTAATCAGATATCAACTGGTCTCTAGGACTCTGTGTTGAATATTACTTTATTTAATTTTCGGGCTAATTTTACCGCCACATTTTGTGCATATTGTATTAATAACATTCCAATTTTTATTACTTTGTTTTTGATCTGGCTCAGGTTTATATCCGCATTCTATACATACAAATTCAACTTCCAATTTTTTACTCATAGCTTCACCTACTTTATTATCAAACTTGTATATGTCTTGCATCCCGGACAAAGTATTTTTATTTCCGTTTCTTCATCCGTAACAAATTCTATTTCCGTGCTTCTGCATATCAATATATTACCTTTATGCAATTCTGCGAATTTTTTAGGCAACCCATGCCCTATGTTGCATTCAGGATTTGCACATCTTATATCCATAAGTCACCTCACATTACTATTACTCCACGGGTTTCGTAGACTGATTTTTTCTTTTTGCTCAGCATTACCCTAAAATGTGCATTTATTAATGCTGCTATAGGGTCTATGCACTCGCTTGACTTATCTTTGTCAAGCATGATATTTTTGTTGTGGTCTTGCTTTGTCACTGCGTTTGAAATTGCCCATCCTAAAACAGGGTTATTGTCATGTATCAGTTTTCTCTCTGTTTCTTCTGTGGAAATATTGTATACTATTCCTTTAAAGTCTTTTGTCGGGTTGCTCAACATGGTTATTATTTGAGGAACTTCTACGGATACAAAGCCCCTCTTGGTCATTTCACCTTCAAGCCATGTTGCAAGATGCCGGTCAAAACATGCTTCATCTTTACGCCATACATTTTTCTCGTAAATTTCAACAACATAGTCAAGTATAGTGGCATATTCTATCTGCGCGCCTGGTGTAACTGTAAGCCATCCTTCATTTTCCCATAAATCAAACGGTATCTTTCGGGAAACTTTCATACGTTTTTCATAAGTTTCTTTTGGCATAAATGAATGAGACATAACCGCTATTGTATCGCCCATATCTATTTCAAAACCTACACTCGCAAGGTCAATTCTTGTAGCAAGGTCTAGCCCTGCTGTAACTTTCCATTGCCTTCCTTTTATATCTGGAAATGGCCTTTTCAATGAAGCTCCGCATGATTTCCATTTTGCCATATCCATAAAGCCTAAAGGCTTTTGATTAATCCATATGTTAAGAGTTTTTGTAAGAAAGTCGCGCATTTTGTCAGGCTTGTCAAGAGCTTCCTGGAGGTCAATGGCTATAGATTCTTTCCCAACGTCCGTATCGCCTATTATTGGATTGGCTTTCATTCTTGCCGTGTCGCTTGAAACCTCGTCTATAAGTTTACCTTCCTCGTCAAGGTCGGCTTCACAAATCATCACAAAATAGCGTTCATTTTCTATTGGAATGCTAGGGTCAAGTATTTTTGAAACATAATCGTATTCTACGGTATAGCATGGATTATTAAGGTCAAAGCCTGCCGTGGTTATGATAGACAATAAAGGTTGCGAACGTGTTTTCATGCCTGAGGTTCCAAGGTCGTAATACTCTGTCGTTTGGTGAAGATGGTATTCATCAATTACCAAAAACTGGGGGTTTGCGCCATCGCCTGATTTTTTATCATCCTTTGACAACCGAGAAAAAAACGAATCGCTTTTCTTATGCCTTATTATAACCTGTTGGAGTTCCTGGTCGTATTTGGTGGTAAACTTATCTTTTAATAAATCTGAATTCTTATAAAGCCAGCTAGCTTCACCCCATACAAAGCGTGTCTGTTCTTTCTTCGTGGCCGCCACATATGCTTCTGCGCTTTGTTCTCCAAATGCTGAAATCTCATAGAGCGCCTGAATGCCTTTATCTTGTGACTTTGCATTTTTACGAGCCACTTGTTCATATGCCCGCCTAAACCGCCTTAATTCTGTTTCACAGTCTATCCAACCATATATGTTACTGTAGACAAATATCTCATATGGTACAGGGATTTTTTGCTTTCCTGCAAGCGGCCCTTTGCGATGCTTAAACAGTTTCATCCAATCAAGATATCTTAAGGCACGTTCTTCATCAAACACCCATCGCCATCCTTGTTTCTCTAAGTCTTTGATAAATCTTAGGCAAGCCCATTGATGCTTTTTGCAAGCTACTATCCGTCCACAAACAATATCATCGGAATATTTATATATTTCATCGGTTAAACTCACACATCACCACCTCAAATATGGAATAATGTTGTATTTTAAAATATAAAAGTCTTTTTAATGGCATTTTATATGGCGTAATGCTATATTTACACATTGCCAAACCCTTGTTCCTTTAATGGGTCTTTTGGTGTTTCTGGCTTTTTCGGCACATTTCGTACTTTTGCCAATGGATTCAAGAATAAGCGGTCCTCCATCTTGATTAGCATATCCTGCTTCTTGTTAACAGCACCTTCAATCTGTAGCATAGCCGCAGTAGATACCATATCCACGAGTTGTTTTTTTATTTTATTATCAAACTCATCACTATCATTTATATAGTTATCAATATCGTCTGAGTCTTCATGTATATCTCTTATGCGGCTCATGCGATCAATTAAGTTAAGGTACTCGCTGAACGTCTTGCAATACCGCGCCAAGTGTCCTGTGTCGCCGTTGGATACAAAATCAACGTCCTTGTATAGTTCCATTATCTCTTGCCATTTTTCAAGAGCTTTTGGGTCTTTTAAGACAAAATCTGGACAAGTAAATTTTGATTCTCCTATTTTAATTTCGCCTTCCTTGCGGCGCTTTTTTTCTTCGTTTGTAAGATGCTTTTTGCCTTTCTGGACAAGTAAATCTATCGGCTGACCTCTGCGACCTGCCATGTTATCACCTTCTACGTTTTATTTAGGGAAAATATTGCAATTTTGAACTTTGGGAAATTCAAAAAGGGACATTTTTATGTGA